GGGAATGGTCAGAAAAAATAACTAATAACGAAAAGGGTGAAGCAACTTACTTTGTTAGCCAGATGAGTTATGAAGCTCTTCCAGAAGAAATGATTGATAAAACAATTATTGAAGAAGCTCAAGCTGGAGGATCAAGTCATAGTAGTTTCTTAAGAGAGTATTGCGCTAGATTCACAGATGGTAGTGATAGTTATTTTAATGCAAAAAAAATGGAAGAATGCACATTAAAGTTTAATGAAAAACCTCATACATTATTAAAAGGAGAATCTGGCAAAAAATATATTCTTGGGATCGATCCTAATATGAGTGATAGTCCTAATGCAGATTATTTTGCTATGGCTATTTTAGAAGTAGATGAAGAAAAAGGCCATGGTATATTAGTCCATACCTATGCGGGTCTAGGTAATTTAAAAAATCACGTAGCCTATCTATCTTATATTATGAGTAACTTTAATATTGTCTCAATCATTTTAGATAATGCTGGTGCCGACGTATTCTTAGCCTCATGTAATGAGTCTGAATTATTTAAAAAACAAAAACTAGAAATTAAAACGTTCGATGTTGATTCTGATCTTGAAGGTTTGGATTATGAGATGATGATTAAGAACGCTAGAAAGAAATATAATTTAGAAGACAAAAGAATAGCTTTTAATCAAGTGTTTACGAGTACATTTATTCGCAAAGCAAATGAACATCTACAAGCTTGTATTGATTATAAAAAAATATGGTTTGCAAGTAAAACTGGAGCAAATGAAGATTTTTTTAATGAAACTTTAAATCGTGGTGCGCCAATTGAATTAATGAAAACAGAAGATAAAAAAGATTGGACTATATTAGATTTTATTGAAAACCAAGATGATTTTATATATCAAACTAAAAAACAATGCACATTAGTAGAACATTCATCTACCAGTCGAGGAACTCAAACATTTGATTTACCTCAACATTTAAAAAGAAGTACTTCAGCTAATAAAGCAAGAAAAGATAATTATTCAGCACTTATGCTTGCTAATTGGGGTTTAAAATGCTATTTAGACATGATGACAGCGCCAACAGAAGAACCAGTAGCATCTACTTTCTCACCACTTATGATACGTTAAAATAGTGTAATTTACTCTAACAAAATTATATAATATAATATGATACAAACATCTAAAATTACTCAACCTAGTCAATATAGTGGAATTGATATAAGTAATTTAAGTAATAACGCTACGATAAATATAACACCATTTACTAGTTTAAAGACATTACAAGTATCGAATACATATGGTAACTTTGATAATGTAGAATTAAATTTTAATACTTTTCCTAATGCAAAATTCATTTCTAATGAAGCTAGTCAAAGAATATCAGCGAATGCAACAACAATATTTAATATAAATGGTACAAATTCTTCTGTAGAAAATTATAGATTAGAAAATAGTCGAGTTACTTCTTTAGTATTAAAAAATCCAACATACAATAATTCATTTGGTTTGAATATTGGAGAAATACCAACTGGTTTAACTTATTTAAATATAGAAGGTAATGGTATGACTGGCGCAAATTTAGCGTCTATTTTAACGAGTTTTTCTGGCATGGCAAATAGAAATAATATTACTGGAGGATATTTAAATATACTTCCTTATAATAATCTTGGAATGAGTCTTACTCCGCATATTACAGATTCAATAAATTATTATAGAGACATATGGATAAATGATGATGGTAAATATCAAATAACTTCTCAATTATCTGGAAATGCATCAACTTTAAAAGAAGGCAATCTTTATATTTCAACAAACTATGGAATAGACTGGTCAAAAATAACAAATACTGGTTTACCTAAAACTGGAGTAGCTTTTTGGAGAGGATGTGCAGCTAGTAATGATATTAAATATATCGTAGCTATTGTAAGAAGTGGAAGAGCTTATATGTCTAATGATTCTGGAAATAATTTTTATGCTATAAATTTGAGCTCTGGTAATAATCAATCAGGTTTTAATTCAAATCTAAATCATAATGATGTTGCAATATCTCGTAGTGGACAATATATTAATATAGCAGTTAATTGTAATGCGGGTTATTTCACTAGTGGTGTGCTCCTTGGCTCTAGTGATTATGGAAAGACTTGGAGTGCAAAGACGAGTTTACCAATAACTTACGAAGGAGGTGGAGGCGTTAGATGGTCAGCAACTTCAATTTCAGCTAATGGTCAATATCAAAACGCTTCTATAAATGCTGGTGGAAGAGGAGGAGTTTTTGTATCTAATGATTATGGAGCAACTTGGACCGCTAAACAAACTTCTCCTTTTGCTGGAAATAGTAATGTACGCGAAATAACTATGAGTTCAGATGGAAAATATCAAACTGCAACTGCGGAAAATATTTATACATCGAATGATTATGGAGTAACTTGGAGGTTAGCATATACAGATTATTATAAATATACTTCTACTTATTGGATTGCGAATACACTTTGGCAAGGAGGATGTGACGTTTCTGAGGATGGACAATATCAAATTGCTTGCTTATATAGAAGCAATATTGCAAGAAAATATCCTGGTACAAATACTACCTATATAGCAAATGATGGTCCAGGCTATCTTTTTACTTCGAATGATTATGGTGTGACTTGGCAAAAAACTTCATTTACTGGATTTTGGAGAAGTTGCGCTTTATCTAATAATAAACAATATATAACTTTAGGAGATGAAAGTTATTTATACACATCGCTTACAAATGGAGCAGATACAACATATGGTGTCGCTTTTCTTTCTCCAGCTTTTAACGCTGCTAATTATTTAAAAAGTGTTAAACAATGGGAAGTCAAGTATATAAATACTTTATTTAATTAAATTAGTTATTGTATATTTTTTAAGATATAATCTTATATAAAGTGTAATATTTGAAGTAAAATGGCTAAAAAATCTAAAAAAGATCAAAAAATCGACAAAAATCCAGACATTGTACCAATAATGGTGAGTCATGCTTCTAGTAACTATGAGAGCAAAGCTTCTAATGGGTCTAATGCAGACTATACTTCTGTTAGAAGAAATGCTGCTAGCACAATAACAAGAACAGATAGATATAAAAATATTGATGATGGATTAATACCATTTAGATATTCAACTGGAATTAAAAATAATTCTAATATGAATATCCGCGACGCGGTTATTCTATGTCAAAAGTGCTATTATAATTTTGCTATCTTCAGAAATACAATTGATTTGATGACAGAATTTTCTTCTAGTAATATTTATTTTAAAGATGGAAGCTCAAAATCAAGAACATTTTTTGAAGCATTATTTAAGAAGATTAATTTATGGGATTTTCAAGATAAGTTTTTTAGAGAGTATTATCGCTCTGGTAATGTATTTATTTATCGTTTTGATACAAAAGTTAGCGATGCAGATGTAACAAAAATTACTCAAACATTTGGTTTAAATACATCTAAAGCTGCAGTTAATTTACCATCAAGATATATTGTTTTAAATCCAGCAGATATTCAAATTGGTGGAAGTATTAATTTCTCAACTGGAAGATATTATAAAATTCTTAGTGATTATGAATTAGAAAGATTAAAAAACCCTAAAACAGATGAAGATAGGGAAGTATTTAATAGTCTTCCAGAAGAAGCTAGAAAATTAATTCAATCAAAAACAATTGGCGTTTTAACAATGCCTTTAGATAGAGAAAGACTCTGCGCTGTATTTTATAAGAAACAAGATTATGAGCCATTTGCCATTCCAATGGGTTTTCCAGTACTAGAAGATATCAATTGGAAAGCTGAGATGAAAAAAATGGATATGGCAATTACTCGTACAATGCAACAATCAGTATTACTTGTTACTATGGGAGATACTCCAGATAATGGTGGCATCAATCAAAAGAATCTTGAGGCAATGCAAAAGCTTTTTGAAAATCAAAGTGTTGGCAGAGTTTTAATTGCAGACTATACAACCAAAGCGCAATTTGTTATTCCAGATATTGGCAATCTTATTGGTCCAGAAAAGTACGAAGTTGTTGATAGAGATATTAAAATTGGTTTAAATAATATTCTTATTGGTGATGAAAAATTTGCTAATACAAATATTAAAGTTCAAGTATTTATTGAAAGATTAAAACAAGCTCGCGAAGCATTTATTAATGAATTCCTTATTCCAGAAATTCGCAGAATTAGCAAAGATCTTGGATTTAAAAATTACCCAACCCCTTGCTTTGAAGATATTGATTTAAAAGATGATATACAATATGCAAGAGTTTATAATCGTCTTGTTGAGCTTGGTATATTAACTCCAGAAGAAGGTATGAAAGCAATTGATACTGGTCGTCTTCCAACTCCAGAAGAATCAGTCGAATCTCAATTAAAATTCAAAGATTTAAAAGATCAAGGATTATATCAACCACTTATTGGTGGAGCAAAACCAGCAGAAGCAGGAAGACCAGCAGGATCAACTGGAATTCCTCAAACTACTAAAAATATTTCTGCTCCTGGAACTGGAAAACAATCAAAAGCAGGTGAAGAAAAATATAGCTTAATTAAAGTAAAAGAAAATCTTGTTCTCGCACAAAAATTAGAAGAAGAAGTCGCAGCAACTCTTCGCAAGAAGCACAACATTAAAAAATTAAGTTATAACCAAAAAGAAGTATCAGAACAAATAGCTAAAATCATTATTGCTAATGAAATTCCAGAAAATTGGATGTCTAAAATAGAAGACTACATCAAACAACCAGTTGATAAAAATCAAGAAGTTGTTGCTAGTGTAAATTCTATTGCTTGTGATCATCAAGTTGATAGTTATTTAGCTAGTATACTTTATCATAGTAAGGTTTAATTTATGGCTAATTTAATTAGAGTAAAACAACTCGATCAACTAGATTTAAGTGGGTTTTTTAATACTGCATTTGTTAATACTGGTATTTTAAATGCAACATTTGTTGATAAATTTACTGATGAGAATATAAGCGGAGTTAAGACTTTTATAGATGGAGTTAATTTAAATAATATTGATAATTTAACCCTCTCTGGAGTTGATATAATTATAACAAGTGGAAATGTAACTTTAACAAATCCATTAAGTGCGCCAAATGTTCTTAACATTGTTTATACCAGTGGAAATCAAACTATTACTGGAATCAAAACTTTTGTTAATTCTGGAATATTCTCTCTTTCTGGAACTTCAGCATTATCATTGCCAAATAATCCACTATCAATAGTTGGAAGCGGTAATACTTATGTACAAGTCAATATTCAAAATCGCGCAACTGGAGCAACTGCTACTGCAGATTTAGTTATCACTGCAAATAATGGTACCGATGCATCTAATTACATTGATCTTGGTATAAATAATAGTGGATACAATGATCCAAATTTTAGTAATGGTGGAGCTTATGATGGTTATTTATTTGTTAATGGTGGAAGCTTAGATATTGGAACTCAAACTACTGGCACAAATATAGAATTTCATATCGGAGGAACTACAGCGATTAGAACAATAGCAAGGATAACTTCTGATGGATTAAATATTATAAGTGGAACTTTGACTGCTTCTAATGTAGTTTATAATATTGGAAATCAAACTATTAGTGGAGTTAAAACTTTTACCTCTTTTCCAATTGTAAATGACACAGGAATAGTTTACCAACTAGGTGATCAAACTATTTCTGGAGTTAAGACATTTGCTAGTTCTGGAATATTTTCTCTTTCTGGCGCAACACCTCTTGTTTTACCAAATAATCCTTTGTCAGTAGTTGGTAGTGGAAATACTTATTTACAAATTAATATTCAAAATCGTGCAACAGGAACAACTGCAACATCAGATCTTGTGCTTACTGCTAATAATGGAACAGATACCACTAATTATATTAATCTTGGAATTAATAATTCTGGTTATTCTGATTCAGCATTTAGTAATGGTAACCAATTTGATGGTTATTTATTTGTTCAAGGAGGAAATTTAGATATCGCAACAACTCCAGTAAATTCTGCTATAGAATTTCACGCAGAAGGAACAACCGCAGATAAAGTTATAGCTAGAATAGATCGCTCTGGTTTATCAATAATAACTGGAAATATCTATATATCTGGAAATCCAGTATTAACAGGAAATACAAATTTATATGGAACCACAGCAAATCTTGAAACTACTGGATCGACTTTGGTTAACAGTATTAATTCATTAAGTGGCTCTAGCGTTTTAATATATGGTAATCAAAATATTTCTGGGGCTAAAACATTTTTTGATTCTGGAGTATTCTCACTTTCTGGAGTATTACCATTATCATTAGCTAATAATCCTCTTTCAATTGTTGGTAGCGGAAATAGTTATCTGCAACTTAATATCCAAAATAGAGCAACTGGCAATACTGCTTCAGCAGATTTAGTTATTACAGCAAATAATGGAACAGACTCTACTAACTTTATTAATCTTGGCATAAATAATGTTGGATATAATGATCCAAACTTTACTAACGGAACTGGTCTGGATGGATATTTATTTATAGATGGTGGAGATTTAGACATTGGAACAAGAACACCTGGAAGAGCTATAGAATTCCATGCTGGAGGAGCAAGTGCAGTAAATACAATAGCTAGAATAAGCCAGTCTGGAATTAATTTAATTAGTGGAACTTTAAATTTATCTAATTCGTATTTATCTGGGGAAAATATAAAACCAAATACTGGAATAGCTTTATATAATAGAACAGCTAACGCAAGACAAATTTTAACTCAAGTAGATCCTGGAGGTAAAAGCATAGCGTTCCAACCAAGTTTTGTTTCAAATAGAGTAATTTTTTATCAACCAAGACCAAATTCTGTTTCATTCACAAACACAAATACAAATATTAATTTGAGTGCAAATACATTTGGAGTAGTAGCTGCAAGACCAATTTATTTGCAAACAAATGATATATTAGGTCATATACCAAGAATAGGATTTGTGCATACTGGTGGATTATTTGAAGCTGGATTCACTAATAATGTTGAACCAACAACTTTTAGAGGAACAGGTGGTCTTGGCGGATTCTTTTTCCAAACAAGATTCGCAATTAGTGAAAATAGAATAGGAACAAGTGGCAAAGGATTTTGGGGGCTATGGGACAAACAAACCATTGCGGCAACTGTTTCAAATCCAGGAGGTGTTATAAATACTCCATATGGAATTGATAGACAAAATATAATTGGAGTAGGATTTAATAGTGGTGATTCTAACTTAAGCTTTATTCACGCCGACGGTACATCTCCAGGAACAGATGATGCAACTAGAAAGAAAATTTCACTAGGATCAAATTTTCCAATAAGAAGTGGTAATGTATATGAATTCAGCATGTATGCATTACCAGATCAAACATATGTTGATATGAATATTTCTATATTAAAAAGTGGAATATTTACTGGATATAGAGCTACTAACGCGCTTCCAGCTCCAGACTATGCACTTGCTCCAAATTTTTCAATTAATGGTCCTGCTGCTACTGGAAATATAGCTTTTGATTTATGCGCTTTTTATCTTGACACTCCATATTAATTTTATAAAATTTAGTGTAATATATTATGAAAACTATGCTATCTAAAATATTTGGCCCAAATTGGAGATCTAGCTCATCTGGCATTGCAACAGTTGTAGCAGTTTGTACTGCAATAGCAATTCACTCTGATCCTTCATTAGTTGTATTTCTTCCAGATCAAGCAGAAGTTTATATTCTTGGAATTTCAAAATTAGTTGCAGTTGTTTCTGGTATTATTTTTGCATTAACAGTAAAAGATGCAGCAGTTACTGGTGGAACAGTAGCTCAAACAACTGAAGCAAAAGATAGAACAAATGGAGAAAATATATGAATAAATTACAATTAGCCGCAGTTGCTCTTTTGAGCGTATTTCTTGGTGCGTGCGCCACAACCCCAACTGGCCAAGTCGATCCAGCAACAAGCGTTTCAAATGCTCTTCCATATGTTAAGCCAGCAGTTGTACTTGCTTGTACCGTTGTTCTTGATCAAGCAGTTTCTGGTAATGATAGAATTGAAAAGTCTAAAATGATTAATCATGTTGCAGCTATTGTAGAAGGACTAACAGCTGGAACTGCTCCAACTCCAGAACAATTACAAAAAGCTTTAACTGATTATCTTCCAGAAGAAAAAACTCAGTGGGTAAATTATGTTAGTGTTATAAAAGATATTTATGCTCAACAATTTGCAAGACTAGATGGTAATACTGCACTTGCAATCAAGGTACTTAACGCTATTGCATCTGGATGTAAAGATGCTACAGCAAGTTATGT